CATATAAAAACATTGAAACTGTATGAATACCAGGTATATTATAAATATGTGTCGCAGTAAATGCGTCGGCTCCGCTCAATGTGTAACCATCACCAAAGTCCCATTTTGCTATACGATTAGATACTCCTTTCGGGAATAAATCTTCAATACCTTGCCCTCCTGCTGCAGAGATCAACGGCGTTAATGTAAATTTTGATATACGAGTAAATCCTGCATGAGTAGTAGCTGCTGGATGCCCATCTACACTATTTGGAGTAGTACCAGAAGTATTAACAGTAATTGTAAATGGTACTGGTAAAATAGAAGGGCAATTAAGATCTGTAGTTGATGTACTCATTAATATTCTATTACAGCGTTACTCTTCAAAGCACTTATAACTTTAATTTTATTTTTAAGCACTGTTTCATTTTTTATGTATGGTATTTGATATGGTTTCAATTTTAATACTGAATCAATAAATTTTATATCTTTTCCGTTATATATAGGATTATAAATACATAATGATAATCCTGGTATAGAAATATCTGAATCTGTTCTGATTGTCGTAAAATCAATTATACCAGGAATACTTTCAATATCATTATTTAAATCTCTTACATTTATTGTTCCACCTAATTTTAGTTTTTTAATATATGTAGATATAATATTAAATACCTTTGATTTTAAATTAGCTTCATTTATTAATGCTCGAGATTCTCTACGAATATGTAGTTCAGTAGTATTTTTATATCCAACATTATAAGGTTCACCAGAGGACTTCACTGATAAATCTACATTTAAATAAACAGGATCAATAAAAGAGATTTCACTATTTAATAACTTATAATTTTCAATTTCTAATTGAATTTTTTCTTTTAATGAGGTCGGTAAATAGTTAGATCGAGTAACTACAGATTTTTCTTTTCGTAATTTAGGTACAATACTTAAATATATATTATTTGAGTCAGCACTATCTGCATAATAGTATTGATTAAACAATGCATTTGTATCGCCAGTAAAATCAGTTAACCCTAATTCATCATTTATATATTTTAAATAGTCATTTGTGTAGTCACTATTGTTAAGTACGGTTATATCATATATAAAATTCTTATAATTACGTTCAATAAAACTCTTATAATCAGCTTTTGTAGTTAATCTATATTCTGAACTAAAAAATCTCGGAGCATTTTGCTTAATTTCTGTTACAGTCTCAGATTCTCCAAATTCTGTACTATCTTCAGTATTAGTTATAGTAACGTTTGGAGAATCTTCAATTGATATATAACTAAGAGAAGTATCTTTAACATCTGTAAATATTTCATCGTATTGTGTAGTGTTGTAAATATTTATAGCACTATCTTTTAATGTGTTTTTTGTTACTTTACCTTTAGTACCGGAGGATTTTAAATAATATATAGCTATTGAATCTCCTAAGTTTAATTTCTTACCATTAACATTATTTCCAAATTTAATTTCATATTTTTTATTTTCATTATATGTAACTTCGAAACTCCTGTCATTTGGTTTTGATAAAAATAGGCTCGGTATTCTATTCCATTCATACCATTTATTTTGTTCATTTACTTCTTTAACAAAAACAAAAATATTAAAATGATCTATTAGTATATTACTACCTGGATTTAAATTTATTGTCTCGTATTTTTCACCTATAGGAAATAATATTGGATATTCTTCTATAGTACCTTCGTACATTAGTGTAGTACCAACAGGTGTTACAGTTTCAACAGCAGTCGTTGTTTTTTCAAAAGTAATATCTTGTATGCAAGTAAATGTTTGACCACCACCTGCTGAAAAAGTAAATTTTGGTATAGTATAATATCCTTTACTTAATGCTGCTTTTCCGGAAGCATTAACTGGTAATATACAAGTCTGGGTGCCTAGTGGCTTATATCCTATTAATTTTACTATTCGATTTACATTTTCATATAATTCAGCATCAGCAAAATTACTCTCCGAACTTGTCTGGTTTAAATAAAATAATAATGTGTGATATGTATATGCGAGTATATCTATAAGAGCAGAGACGTTACTACCTTCGAAATTCTGATCTGTAAAGTTAATTGTCGTGTCAGCGTTAAGACGATTAACGATTAAATCACGCATACTTTGAGCATCAAACCCGGTGTATGCATTTATTGGTAAATCAAACTCTGTTAAATCAGATCGTGTTGTAGTTGTGTATTGACTCATAATTAAATGTAATTAAATGTTCCTTCTGTTAAAATTCCGGTTGCGCTGGCTGCTTTATTATCCAATAAAGGTATAATAATAGTTATAGATATCTCATATTCATTGTCATCAGGTCGTGCAATGACATTAACTGAGTCCACTGTTATACGTGGTTCATATATAGGCAGTTCTTCATATATTGTCTTACCAATGATATCTGCATTTTCTCTAGAAATATTATCAAATAAGAATACCTCTAAATCTAAACCAAATATAGGGTTTAGAATTTTTTGTCCTTTTTTAGTGTTAAAAATATTTCTTATAGAATTAAAGATAGCGTTTTCGTCATAACTTAATCTAAAATCTACAGCATTCTTACTAGCTCCTACAGGAGTAGAAGGTATGTTACTATTAAGATCTAGATCTAATTTTAAGTCAGCATAAGAAAATTTACGATATGCATCAGCATTTTTCCTATCTTTAAGTATGTCGAGTCGTATCGGCATGTATAATTATTTAATTTATAAGTGCTTAAAACAATAAATAATTTAAATGAGTACGTTCGATACATTATTTGAAGAACAGATTGGTCAGTTTACTAAACCAGGTCCTGTTGCTGGAGATTATGTTAAAATCAAAAGTAATTATAAATCATCCGATTGGTATAAAGGCTTAGATGAGACTCGTCAAAACTACGTAGGTGAAATTATGACATTAGTAGAGCAAGGTAAATATCTTATGCTTTCTACTATAAAAAAGAATATGTATGAGACGAGACACCCTAATCAACCCGAAAGCACAGATTCGCTAAATTGGAGTTCTGCTGATATCGTTGTTGAAGTTAATCCTGGGTTTTTCTCACACACATTAACAGTCCCAGTGGAATTGTTAGAGTTTGATATGTCGTGGGAAGAAGCAAGAGGTACACGACCAGTTAAAGGTGAAGATGCTGAAGTTGAGTTGAAACCTAGTAATGCAGAAGATAAAGCAATTGATATAGGTCAACAAACTAAAGTACCTGACGGGGATTATAAGTTAGGTACTGCAAATTACTTGCCTTAAACCTGTAAATCGAGTATACAAGAATAGAAGTTGATCTCTTGATCTATACACTGACTATTCTGGTAAAAGTATTTAGAGACTGTAATTAGACAGTCTCTTTTTCTTTCTTCAGGTATATCGCTTATATACATAAAATCAAATAAGCGTTTAAATAATTCATCATAGTCATTATTAAACAGAGCTTCATTTTCAATGATTTGCTTACGAATTAAAGAGTACTTTTTCTGTTTTAATAGTCCTATTAATCCATCGAAAAAGTCTTTTGTAATATTACTACTATTTTCCTTTCCTCCTGAAAGATAATATTTTTGAAGCGCATTAATACCTTTTCGAAAATCTGGATAACAATTATCTATAATTTTAGTAAAATCTTCTTTGTTAATTTTTAGCTCTTCGGCTTTAACAATAGATATTAATTTAGTTAAGTATTCATTCTTATCATAGCTAATATCAAATACCTGACACCTGCTTTGTAGAGCTGGTATGATTTTATGTTTGTAGTTTGCGGTGAGAACGAATCTTGTTAAGTCGTGATATTCTTCTATCGAGTTGCGTAGCGCTTTTTGTGCATCAATAGATAATCCATCACACTCGTCAAGTATTATAACCTTAATTTGCCCAAAGAGACTCTTTGTCTGCGCGAAGTTTAAAACTTTTGTACGTATTGTATCTATTCCGTTTTCATCCGAAGCATTTATATACAAATATTGACATTTAAGAATATCCTTAACAATAATCTTAGCTAGAGAAGTTTTACCTATACCAGGTTTCCCTACAAATAAAACATTAGGTATATTTTGTTCTACCTGTACTTTATTAAAATAGGTCTTAGTACTCTTATCTAAGACTATTTCATTTAAAGTACTCGGTCGGTACTTTTCGCACCAAATATCAGAAATTGTCATCCAGTAGATCCAAACCCATCTTCACCGCGCTCTGTGTCATCAATTTTATTTGTTTCCCAAATTGTCGCTGTAATATGAGGATATAATACTAATTGAGCAATTCTGCTACCTTTGTTTAAAGTTACATTTGCGTCGCTAAAATTATACAATTTAATTCCAAGATCTCCTCTATAACCATTATCAATAATACCTAAATGAGGTTGGAGATTATGTTTAAACCCTAGTCCACTTCTAGGTTCTACTCTAAACCAATATCCTGGTGTAATATATGCTAATGTTAGACCTACAGGCACAACTACAGACCCTCGACCTGGTACTATAGCTTCCTCTACGCTATACACATCATATCCAGAATCACTGGCATGAGCTCTATGTGGTAGTTTGGCGTCGGGATGAGTTTTTACTACTTTGAGTTCAATCCCATTATAAGATATATTTGTATTAGTAGCAGTATTAGCAGCACATGTTGTAAATGCCTCGTACTGTAGTGGTTGAAAATCCTCCATACAGTAAATATAGTATATAATTTAGATTTTTCAAGTAAATACTTTTATGGATAATATTGATCCTTCTGATTTAATATCACAATTAAAAACTGTACCTAAAGCTAGTAAGCAATTAACACAGCAGTCTGAAAGATTTAACATTTCTAAAGAAGAAGTTGAAGATTTTATTATACAAAAATCATCTAAATTAATTCAAGATTCTTTAGAGTTAATAGATAATATGAAAGAAGTAGTTCATCATATGCCTGAAGCTGAAAATGTTTCTTCTCTTGCCGAACTTATTAAAGCATCTACTGGAGCTATAGAAACATTGAATAAGTTAGTAGTACAAGATAAAAAATCTAATACTACAATACAAGCGAAACAATTAGATATTGATTCTAAAAAAGAACTTCAATCTGCAGATCAACACCATGCATTAATGTTAAGTAGAGAGGAAGTTCTTGATCGGTTGTTAAAAAAGGCAAATGTTATTGAGGTTGATAAAGTAGAAACTAAGACCTAATATCGTCCATAGTAAATGTTCGCCATGAATCTTGAATTGCATTCATTAGATCGTCTACTTCTTGTTCTGTGTTTTCTACTTCAAGAGTATGCACAACAGGTATAGCTTCTTGTTTATTAGCTATTTTATTACATGTTAACCAATATAATACTTTATATGTTCCGCCTAATAATCTTCCTACTTCTATCATAATGTCACTATGTATTTCTCCTAGACGTTGGAGGTGTATGTAATCAGTAACAAGATTAGTTCCATGCGCAAGATTAGGCTGACCATCACCACCATAAATAACTTGTTGCATATTACGTCCAAAAATAGCTTCAGTTCGTTTACTCAATCCTAAAATATTTTTACGAGTATCAAAATCTAATTTATCATCTATTATACTATTATACGGAAATGGAGTATAAGTAGGATCAGTAGGTGCATCAGGTGTTGGATCAAATTCATCTGCATAGTGCATGTCTCTACGATGTGGGGTAAGATATTGAGAGAATAATAAACCAACACTTTCTGATATAGTTTGAAGTATAGTATCTTCTATATTAGGTAATCTCTCTTCTAATAATTCTTTTACTTTAGGATGAGTTTTACGATATTTATCTAACCACCATGCAACAAATTCCCCGCTACTATCTATATCTGCTATATCAACTGGATTCGCATTTGATAAATTTTCCCAAAAATCGACCTCAGCTGTTATTGGATCGTTTTTATATTTTATACTATCGTATTGTTTTGCTAGATTTAAAAAATCTATATATTGTGCGTCTAGTGAATTACTATCCAAAAGATTACTATCCACTATAGCTGGTATACCTGTTTTTAATGGTATTGCACTCATACTTTATCTTTATCTAAATTAGCACTAACTAAAAATGTTTTAAATGTATTATGCATCAACGTGGTAGTATTTTGTAAAACAAACCAAAAACCTGACACGTTTTTCATAAATCTATTTTCTGGTATTCCATCTAATTCTATACCAATAAATTTTCCGCTGCTCGGTAAAAGATTACCAGGTATATTAAATGACACTCTCTCCGCTGAGCTAATTAATTTAGACTGTAATGTTGCTTTACCTAAAAATTCTGAATTATTAGAATTTTCATATACAATTCTTTGATTTTTATTTGCTATTGTTATATTATTTTTATCTACATCTGCTTCTTTTGTACTACTTGCTGGTAGGTGTGATATTACATTATTAAAGGTTTTCTTTAAATTATTAACTGAACCACTATTATTATATAGGTTAAATAATTTAGCTTTTGTGTTATAAGAAGATATAGAATGGTTTACAATAACATCAACCGCTGTATCGGGATTTTTAGGATAAAACTGTACATCAGATATGTGTACTGGTATTAATTGATATTTTTTAAAATAAGAAGCTGTTTCATTATTTGTGTAATATGATCTGTTGTCGTTGTTATTTATTGTTATAGATGCTACTGGGTAATTTTCATATTTAAAAATATTGTTTAAGGATAATAATTTAAATTTACCAGCGTGATGTAATAATAATGCCATATCATTATGCTGCTTTGAAATATATTTCGACATTAAATCGTTTAATGCATTAAGAGGTGAACCGTTTGAATGTAAAGTATACTCAGTTTTTGTCAAGCTAGGATCCCATTTATCAGTATTAATTATGTTAGAATCCTTACTACTGCAAAAAGTAGTTAATAGATTTGATATTGCATCACTTACAAAAACCTCTTTATCTGTATCATTTAATTGTGAACTATTACCTACCATATTAACAGTTGACCATGGTAATCTATTATATGATAATGCTCCAAATTCTACATCAGCAAAATAATAATTTAACATAGGAGTATTACCGGTTGTTGATTCAATAATTTTCTTTACAATAAAATTTTTATTTAATAATGTTATTTGGCGATGACGGGCGGATCCTATTTGCTGCTTTATGTTTATATGTATAATCTCTCCACCACTACCTGTTAACTCATAAGCGCCCGGACGTAGTTTATTTTGTTGCTCTTGTTCTATTAACTGTAGTTGTCCCATTACAAATGGAGATGTATATACTGATTCAAATAATAATTTACTAAATTGTAATTTAGAAATACTTTTCGATTGACCTCGATCGTTTATAAACTTTATTAAAATATAAAAATTTGTCCCATTTGCTTCTACTACAAATGTACTATCTGCTTTATTGTCTGATACTAGAGTAGATATTGCAGGGGTCATTTTATTTGTTTATTAATTTCAGCTAATATACTACTAACAAGTTCTGGTTTTATTAATTTATATACCTCTCCAATTATAGGGTTAATTGTAGGATTTTGGATTTTATTAACACAGCATATTAACCACCATAGATCTTGGGTACCGTATATTGTATGAGAAAATGTTGTCCATGGCATCTCTGATGTTATATATTTTTCAATAAACACCTCTGTACCTAAATCATCTGGGAATGAAATCTTTTTTATTATATTATAGAAAAAATACTTATCAGCTTTTCCTAGTTTAAAAATATTTTCATATTGAGTTTCAGATAATGGAAATAAATCCTTTATCTGATCTCGAGTTGATTGTAAGTCTGTTATCATAATTTATTAAGGGGGCCCCATGTCTACTTGAAACGTACCAGTATCTGGCTGATTTGGACCAATCATAAGCGATCCATTTTTTATTTTATCTCTAGCAACAGCTTCAATGGCTCCTTCGGCAGGTGGCTCTAACCATGATGGTAAATGCACATCACTTGTTACTGGGTT